GCCTGCCTGGCCCTGTCATACCAAGATGCATTAAATGCACCGGCTTCAACTTTTTTATCTGCCCTTTGGCGCATATTTGATAAAGCACCAGGACTGTCCACAGTTAAGCCGACAGGCCCAGTTGATCTTGGACCGCCAATGTACTGACCTGATGGGTCTTGTTTTAAATGAGCGCCCTTTTGGGCCAGTTTCATTGCTTCGTTGTAATCTGTGACGTTGTCGAATACTGTAGCGACAGAACCTTTTTTGACATTTCTTGCAGATGCCTTGGATACATTTTGAGTCATTCCAATTGGCGCAATTGACATTGGCCCAGCCATCATCATTTCAGTCAGTTCAGACAAAGCCTTTTTGTCTGTGACTTTGGCTATATTTTTTGGGTCGCCAAATGCCTTGTCGTAAAGGTCTTGAAACTTTTTGTCTTTCTCTTCAATGTTCAAAAGACCTTGCTGAATTGCCCTGCCCGTACCCTGCAATTGCTGAGTGCGTCTGGGGTCTTGCATATATTGCAAGATGTCGTCAAGTAAGCCTGCCATGTTTACTCCTGTGCGCCAATAGCAGCGCCAAATCCAAGTTGTTCAGCCTTTTTGCGCAGTGACTGGGCCAATGGCTCGACCTTCATTATGTTGGCCTTGCCCATCATCATTGCTGCCAGCTTGGGGTCAAGCATAGCCTCAACAAGCAATTGCTGAATCTGCTGGTCAGGCAATTTATAAAGAAAGTCCAGCGGCCTTGTCATGGTGCGCAGTGTGGTGTTGTCAGCCATGGACTCGCTAAAGACTCGGCCAATCAGGTTGCCCATGCTCATGTTCTGGAATGTGTTTGAACCAGGCGCTTTGACTCCTGGTGCAGTTGCGGCCTGACCACGATTGATCTCGTCAATGATGTTGTCCAGTCTGCGCTGTGCAGCTGGTGACAATTGGGCGCCAATTTCTTCTGCTTTGGTGGCCAGTTGTCTGCGCAAAGCGCCAGCAGCCAAGACTGGCTCACCCGTTATCAAGTTGGGTTGGCCAGTTGTGACTTGTGCCTCGATGCCCTGCATAATTTTCATTTGGTCAATGGCACTCGATGACTTCTCAAACTTTTGCATATAGTCCTTAAAGCCTGGTGCTGCCGCCTCAATGACATCATCCACAGACCGGATCACTTCATTGAGCTGGCCCTTGGCCAAGCGCAAACTTGGCAGCTCTTGGTTGTATTTGCCTTGGGCTGCACCAGCCAAGTCTTTGCGCACCTCGTACAGCTCTTGAGGCGTTCTAGCGCGTTGCACTCGATCTGTTGCAAACTTCATTGCACTTTCAACATCTTGACGCACACCAACTGGGCTGGCCATCACATTGTCAATGGCCTTGTTGACCACCAAGTTAATGCCGCGCTGGAATGTCTCAGGATCAACAGTCACGCCAGCAAATGCCTCTTCACGCATTGGCGCTGTGATTCTGCTGCGCTTGGCTTCAGCGTAGGGGATAGAGCCTGGTGTAAATTCATCACCAGCACGGCCACCAAGCCTTCTGAACGACTCAAGCAAAGCCTGCTGATTTGAAGACAAAACGCTTGGGAATGCGCCTGACTGGTCCAAGCCTCTGATGGCAGTCTCAGCCGCGGCAAGACCAGGATCACGCGCACCAGCTGCTGTCGTGACTCTTACACCTGGGACAAGTGGCTGGGCCTGCTGCAAGTTTTGCATGGCTCGTTGTGGGTCTGTGGCCAGTCGGTTTAAGACATTGCCCACAATGACCTCTCGGCCTGCTTGTGTGAATGGTTTGACCAAGCCACTTGGCGCTGCCAATGCTCTTTGAGTTGTTGAAAGTGTTGGACCACCAGGCGCCACCATGCCGGCCAGCATCGCACCGCCAACTTGGAGCGCTGGGGGCGCACCACCTTCGCGCAACATTCCACCAGCGCCTGACGCTGTCAGTGCAGCCGCGGTCTGGGCCTTGGGGCTTTGTGCAAAGAATTGGGCCAGCTCACGGCCCATGCCTGGCAGCCTTGGCGCGGCTTGAGCAGCCGCACGGGTGACACCACCAACACCATAACCAGCAGTGGCCACATCTTGAATGACGCGCTCTTGGGCTGTTCTGGGCTGGGGAAAGCCAACACCAGTCAATGTTTTTTCAACAGCCTGGCTTTGTGTTGGGATGTTTGTCCCAGCTGCCAAGTTGAAAAGGTTGACCATGGGGTCAACCACCATGGGCAGCATACCGCCAGCTGTCAACACAGTCTGAGCCATGGGGCGCGTGGCCAGACCAACTTGGCGGCCCAATGTGTCTGGTGGCATTGCTGGCGCAGCAGGCTGGGCCTGTCCACCAGTCAACCTGATTTGGGCAACACGCTCCTTTAATTCTGGAGAGTCAGGCGCAACATCATCAGGGATGTTGTTGATCGTGATGCCGTCTTTGGTGGTAATTGAATATGGCATATTAGTAATCCACAGTCACAACTCTGTTCATTGGTGTGTAAGGAGTGTATGCCTTGCCTGCGGCATTTTTCATCCCCAATGTAACTACGCGCCTAGCTTCTGCTTTTTGCGCAATCTTTTCGGGTGTATCACCCACCATTGGGAAATAGGTGGCATATTCTTGTCGTGCCTCATCTGCACCAATGGCAGCGCCAGATTCTTTGCGCAGCTTGGCGCGAATCCAATCTTGCGCAGCCTGGTCATACATCTGAGTGTCTGCGCTTTGAACAACACCTCGCGCTAAAGCACCACCAACAAATGGCACAGCCTCGGCCACTCGAGTGCCCATTCCTGGCTGTGAGCCTGCTGGTAGTCTTTCAAAAATGCTTTGAGCCAACTCCATGCGCTGGGCAAAGCCAGCAGCGTTTGACTGACCCTCGGTTGGCGCTCCGCTTGCGCCTTTAAGTTGACCGCTTGGTCCCATAACCGGCACGGCCACACCACCGCCTTTAGGCACATTAAAAAATCCTTCTGGAGTGTCAACTCGGTCAAAAGCACTACGGGCAAACTCTTGCTGGCGCAAACCAAGACCAGCTTGAGCCACACCCAAATTGGCTCTGGAAATATCAAGATTTGCAATCTCACTTGGAGTCATTGTTTGGGCAAATGTTTCGCCACCCTTCAATGCCGATTTATTAACAGCCACAGTCTGACCGCCAAGGTTTTGCAAGACGACATCGCGCTTTGGACCAAAACCCTGCATGGTCTTAACGCTGCCGTCTTTGTATTGCTGGACCAAAATGGGGTTGCCTTTGGTGTCTGTCACTTCAATGGGCTGGCCAACTATTTCTGGTCTTGGGTTAAGTTTCTCAGACATTTCCTGATAACGCTTGGCATCTTCAGACCTACCTTGAGCTGCATAAAGGTCTGCAATCTGCTGATACTGGCCAGCCTTGAGTTCGTTGGCGCTTGGCGGCTGAATGCTTGCGGCCAGTTCGGCACGGGCAACCTTTGGACCAAATGGGCCAGCCTCAGAAACAGGCGCTCTTAAAGCCTGCTGGTCTGGAGTCAATACAGTTGGGGGCTTAGTTAAAACACCAGCGACTTGCTTTTGCAAATCTTGGGCTGTTTGCATCTCTTTCAGCTTCTGGCCCAAAATCAAATCTTGAAAAGACCCAGCTCTTGCCTGCTGATAACCTTGCTGGCCAGCCATCAAAGCTGATCCAAGTGCTTGGCCCAAACTGATTGGGACTGCACTTCGGCCACTGGCTTGCAATAGTGCAGCAGCTGCTGAAAGTGTCGCATTACGGCCCATGAGCTTGCGCTGGTCTTCTGTCAGCAATGCGTCAAGTCCTGATGGAGTACCACCAAGACCGCCACTAAACAAACTGCTTAAATCAAATCCAGTTCCATTAGCCATTTTTTGATCCTTCTAATTAACGCAATAGGCCAAGAATACCGCCACCAATTGCACCCACTGCTGTCCCAATCCCTGGAACAACACTGCCCAATTGAGCGCCGGCCAAAGCGCCACCAAGAGCGCCAGCGCCAACATTTTGGCTGTATGGGGTTGTTGCCTGCATCCCCAAATTGGCAGGCTGCGCACCAAGGCTTGACTGGACAATGCCCAGACGCTGGAGGCCAATGTTGCGAATGGCATCCATTTGTTGCTGGTCCAAAGCCTGACGCGCACCGCCAGCGCCCATGACCGCTTGAGCGCCACCAAGACGCAATGCTTGTTGCTGTGCAGCCAAATTGCCTAGCTGGCTTGCACCACCTAGTCGCAATTGAGCGCCTTGCAAGCCTGCTTGCTGATTGGCAATGTCGGCTGCTGATCTGCGTGCAATGTCAGCCTGCTGCATAGCCATGGCCTGATTGAATGCCTGCTCGTTCAGAGTTGTCCCAAGTGTGGCAGCCTGCTTGGCAAACCCTTGGTTTGTCAGAGCCTCGGCCACACCTTGGCGTGATCCACCAAATGCACGGGCAGCTGTGGCACGCTCACCAGTCTGGGCAATAGCAGCGCGTCTTGCAGATTCCAAATCAGCCAATGCATTGGTGCGCACTGCTTCTGTATAGGGATTCATGTAAGAGCTAATTGAGCCTGGTCCGGTCAGGCCAAGATTGGTCTGCTGCGCTGTGACTTGACCAGGCTGATACATACCGCCATAGGCCGCCATTTGCGCGGCCAAGTCTGTGCCAGTAATGCCTGGGCCAGCAAGGGCCGTGTTGACCAGAGCTTCCTCGCCTGCCTGGTACATTGGATTAAAGCCAGCAATCTGCTGGACTGGCAATGCACCAGCGACCCCTTGGGCCTGCTGAAAGTTAGCCAAGAATGCTTCTTTGATCTGTGGATCAATGGAGCTTGTGCTGACGCTGTTTCCACCTTTTGACATATCGCCACCTTATCCGAGTAAAGATTTCATTTTCTTGGCTGGCACTTTGCCTTCATTGATCATGTCTAGAAGTCCACGGCCATACTTGTTGACTGAAGACTTTTTGATCACATATTCACCGCGATCTAGATATCCAGCGCCATCATCCGGTCCAAGTGGGTTCATGCCAAACAAACCATCGACCATGCCGCCCATGGCATATGCAGCGTCACCAGCTGCACCAGTGCCTGGGCCACCTCCAGTGTTGCCGTCGCTAGTAGCGCCACCACTATCACCGCCACCGCCAGAAAGGTCTATGCCCGTTGTATTTCCAGATGCTGCCGCTGCCGCTGCCGCTGCTGCGTTAGCCGCCCTGATATTTTCATAAAGCATTGGGTTGTAGCCACCCATGGCAGTGTTGGCCACAATGCCAGCATAAGGATTCACCATCTGGGGGCTTATTGCCCTGATCTGTGAATAAGGTGATGCGCCACCAGCTGTCACAGCAGGGTTGTACTGAGCGCCAATGGGAATGCCCATGTAGTTCTGGAAATTCTGCTCAAGAGTTTGTGGCTGGTAATTGGTAACTGGTGGAGCGCCCATAGACTGAGGCTGCATTTGCGACTGAGACAGCAGGCCAGTATTTGCAAATGGTCTGTAAGCATTTACATTTTGAGTTATTAAATCAGTAGGGTTTTGAGCGACATAAGCATTGACGGCTTTATTAAATGAAGCGCCAAATGTGTCTGGTGTCAATGTGCCATTGATCAATGCATTGGTCCAGAAGTCAACACCAGCCTGGTCAGCTTGATTTGCAGCAGTGCCAATTCCTCTGCGACCAATGTTTGCATAGGCATCCAAAACCAATTGACGATAACGCGCTGAATTATCGACAACATTGCCACCGCCACCGCCACCGCCAGTGACAACATTGCCACCGCCACCAGTTGTGGCAGCAGCTGCACGATCTGCATCGATCTTTGCTGCAAGTGTAGGATTAGCCGCACGAACCTGATCGACCAATGTATTGAATTGGCCAAGATCGTTGTTCATCCAAAATTGGATTGCCTCTTCATTGGGCCTTAATTCAGCCTTTGGATTGGCTGCATACGCTGCTAATACTTCTGCTCTTGTTGCCATAGTCTTTCCCCTATAAGTCCTTTGCAAGTACAGCCCATTGTGGGCTGTAACCTTCGTCTTTCAAAAATGTCTTTGCCCAGCCCTTGCGGCCTGCCAAAGTCACCCTGGTGCATCCAACAGATTTGCCCCAGGATTCGATCAATGGTCTCATCCGTGAGAGTTCATCTAGGTCGCCACCAGCTAGAAAATAATGCAAATTCTTGAGCCTGGGATAGACAATGATCTCTGTCAATACCACCGAGTCCTTGGCTGGCCACAGCTGTAATCTGTGGTTTTCCACCATCTCGGCAATATCATCAAAATTATGTGTGCCTCCAGAGTATTCTAATGCCGCCTCCACTTGTTGGCGCAGCCTTTCCAAATGCTCTTGGTCGCTCATCGCTTGCCGCCAGCCACCGCCTCCAGCCTCATCACCCCAACCCGCCAATCAGCCAAAGTGTTGCCAGTCACCCTCATGTTGACTTGGCGGCCTGAGAACCTGACTGAAGTTGGGTTTGCTGCCGTGTATGGCCCAAATGTGGATTGTGTGCTTGTCGGGTAGTTTCTGGTCTTAAACGACACCACCGCCTCACCCAGTGTCTGCTCGTCTGGCACAACTTGGCGCACGTTCATTATGTTGTCGCCATTGCCCAATTGGACTGGGCCACTTTCTGCATAGACGCTGGCGCTGTCATAGTTAAAGCCGACCTCATGCTCATAGATGTAGCCAGTGCTGGAAACCATCAAAGGATATGTGAACACGCCAGCGTCAACACCAGCAAGTCTGGCCAATAATCCTATGTTCCAGTGGTTTTCGCGATAATTGAAAGTGACATAAGAGTCATTCTCATTGCTTCCACTTGATGGGTAAAACCACCAAATCTCACCAAATTTGCTATTGTGGACCGCATATATTTTGCTTGCCTGGGCATAGTTGATATTGTCAAAAACATAGTCACTCACATCACTTGGCAGTGGCTTGACATAGCCGTCATATATCCAAAAGCCTGCGCGTGACATCCAAATGGCAGCAGTGTCAATGGCCGCCACAGCCTGGGCCGAAATAAGACCGCAGCCGGAACCTGCCTTCTCAAAGCCATAAACAAATGGTGCGCCAACATACTGGGCCGTGTGGACATCCACATCTGTAAACAACAGATTGACACCCTTGACGCGCTTGCCAGCGATCAGTGAGCCAGGAGTTGCCAGCTCATAATCGCCTGCAAGGTTGTCCCCTGCCGGTGTCCAAACAGTATTGTTTTCCTGATCGCACCACTGTACTTTTCTTGGGTTTCCACCAGCACCAAGGGCAAACATAATGCGCTCTTGGGTGACTAAAACTGCCTTGTTTCCAGTTGGTGCATTGGTGATTGCAGCCGCTAGTGTGGGCGTTGTAAAGCCAAGTTGCCACTCATACAGCTTGCCATCCCATGAGGAGCAAGCAATTAAATACTCACCCCATGTATCAAGTGACCAAGTAGTGGCTGGAATAATTGAGCCAATATCTGGCCGAGCCACGCCATAAGCGAATGTGCCATAAGTTCCATACCCATAGCCGACAGCCACTGTCGAGCTTGCATAACCACTGGTGAAACCCGTTGGGGTAATGTCTTTGAGTGTCCCCGCCTCGTTCATGGCATAGAGCTTGGAATGTGTGCCAGCGCCAATGTATCGGTTGCCACTGTTATCGCGCCAAGTGATGATGCCTCGGCATGAGCCAGTCATCTGTGAGCTTGACCTGGTGCGCCATCCATTGATAGGTCTCAATGTGTTTTCATACCAGCGAACAAGGTTAGCGTCATACCAGCGCCCTGCTGCCTGGTATTCAGTGCCGTTTCTGTAAACCCCTGGCGGTAATTTGATTGGTATGTACATGATGACAATTATGTAATGTTGGACACAAAGCTCATCGTGACGATGGCCGATGGAGTGGCTGGCCGTGTGGGGCTTGTTCCAGCAGCGTAATGCTCAATGGAGACACCAACATCGCTCACTCGCCACATTATCTCAAGATAGTCAGTGCTGTTCATGCTTGCAAAGAAATTCATGGCTGCAATGGTGTGACTTGGATCGCCTGATGATTTTCTGGGTGGTAAGTGAAAACGGCTGTTTGAGTTGTCAATGTTTGTGCCATTTTTTCTAAACCAGATTTCAGCATCTTGGCCGTCATTGGTCGTGTTTTTAATTTGAATAGAAAACTGACAGTTCCAGATTCCGGCATCGACCACAGTCAATCTTGATCCACTGGCCAATGTCACGCCATTGGAAAAGTCTGTCGTGTTAAATGTGACGGCATAGGCCGCTGTGGTGCTGGCCGCAGTCTGGTCGGTTGAGTCTTGAAAAGCCCCATGGGGGTTATTCATAAACCGACCACCTCTTGGTCCAAACAAAGACCCCAGCACACTGGCCAGCTTTTTGAAGTAAATGGTCAGCGAGCCATTGTTCTCATTGAAATGCCTGCGCTCATACACCTCGGTCGGATAACCAAGGGTCGGTGGTGCTGGATTCTCAAGTTGTTGTGTCTGACTGGCCATGGGGTAATTATGCTAGGAAAAGCGCTACTTCAGCTTTGCGTCTTTTGACTAAGCCTGCTACTTCTTTACCACCGGCTTTTGTCCACATCATAAAAGCCTCGGCAGCACCCTCCCAATCACCCCTGTTAACCTTCATACGAATGGTTGACCTTTGGTAGTTACCTAGCCCAGCGTTGTAGGCAAAAGAGACAACAGAGTCGAATTTGCTTTGATGACTAGCAAGAGCAGGGCTAAGTCGAAGAACACCACGTTCAAAATTATCGATGTCCATCTTGAAAAGGTTGACCAGTTCCTCTTTTGACCATACACGATTATCTTCCCCCTTAAGTTGATAGTCAGACCTGATAAGCCCTGTGTAACCCTCTTTACGCACGTTTGGCAGGTTTAATTGGTCTGAGTACATAGCGTGTCCCCAGCCCACTGTCCAAATTGCGGCACTGCACCGATAAGGCTTGTTCCTGTAGCCTTCAAAGAAGTGCATCAGATGCTCGCCCTTTTCGCTGATTTTCATTTCTTAGCCCATGAACGTGAGCCAAACCAAAACCCGATAATTCCTCCAAGCATTGCCATTTCATCGCTAGAGAAAATAACGTCAGTAACCCGAATCAAGTCATCCATGTTGTTAACCAAACTAGGTCTGCTGTAAACGTAATAGGCAATCCATGCGTTAATTGCACACAACTCAAAGATAAATATGTAAGTCACAATAGGTCTTACAGTACCTACAAAGTTCACTACCCAAGTGCTTGCTCTTTCCATGATTTTCTCATCATGCTTTAAAGCAGCCTCAGTCATCTGGGCATCTGTTTGCATGGCAATCTGGTCTGTGCGAATCTCCTCCATGCGCTCTTGAGCCTTAAACCCTTGAGCCATCATCTGTAGTTGTAGTTCTACTTGAACCCTAGCCAAAGCTAACTCATGCCTTTGGTCATCTTTGTTCTGGAAAAAGTCTAGTAGTTTTGGTAAGCCAGAAATTAGCAAACCACCAAGTGTAGAAAATAGAGATAGCATTACAGTCCAATCTTTCCAAGTAGGAGATTAACAATTTTGTCCGACAAATCGTCAGGCAAAAACTTCAGAAAACCAAGGGCGTATAAAGCCACACATCCGTAAACGAATATCTTTAGGCATAGGTCAAAGGTCTTTTGGTACTCATTCATCTGCCACATCTACGAGTAGTTGCACAGAATTCCATCAACTCATTCACGCCAACAAATACTAAAAACAAGACAAAGAATATCCCGCCAATGGCCAGACCAATTTCAAGTTGTTCTTGCTCTTTCTGCTTGGCTTCTTTCTCAGCCTTCTTTAATGCACTTATTTCTTTGGCATCTGCCAAGTCCATCTCGGCCTGCCTGGCTTTAATCTTGTTCCAGACATCAATCTTTCCAGTCTGCATAAAAAGCATTTTTAACTCTTCCTCAAAGGCTCTGGCCTGTTCCAAGGCCATCTCGATCTGGAGAGCCGTTCCCATGTTTGAGCCTTTGCCGGACTGCTTGGCTTGCAGCATAGCTTTGGTGGCCACAGACTTGGCATCGAAAAGTTTGCCAATCATTGGCGCGAGTGAGCCTAAGTCTTGGGCAACACCTGCTGCCTTCTTGACCATGCTGATGGCGCTTTGTATCCCTGCCAGAGCCGTGATTGGATCGATCATTTCCTCTTCTCCCATTTGATGCAGACAACCTTCCGATTGTAGACATCACCAGTCCATGTCCACCTGGTGCATCTATATTCAGCAGCTGCTAATAGGACCAGAGCATAGATCATGGCCAAAACGAAATGATGACAAAAAAGCACCAGACAATGGTGGCGCTCAAAAGAGCCGCAGCAATAAATGCCACGGCCCAGTCTCTCATTTTTTAATCCAAGTCTGCCAGACTGCACCAGCAGCCATAATCAGCGCACCCACCCATAGAATAGGCTTGGCAGCAGAGGCTACCCATCCAAGCACTTTAAAAGCCCCATCAAGAGCCTTTATAGCCTCTACAAGACCTTTAGTGTTCTTGTCTATACTATCTACCTTGTTTTCGACTTCAATGAGCCTGTCGTAGATTTGCTTGTGGGTAACTTCGTTTTCCATGATTCACCTTAGAAGTTACGCTCAACCCAATCAGGGTTATGAGGCCAATCAGTAAAGGTTCTAGGCTCTGTGATAGTGCTAGGCAAATCACGCAAAGTCTGACGATATGTTGTCCACTCAGCCTTCTTAGGGATGGTGCAATCAGCAATCTGAGTCCAATCACAATCCTTGAGTAACTGGTTACGTTGACCACGAATGTTAGCCATTGCAGAGTCTTTAGCTGCTTGGATTTCTTCAGCACTCATGTCAGCCACTTGAACGACAGAAACAAACTCACCATCATCATAGGCAGAGCATGAAACCAACTTTTGTGTCAGTCGGTCATGGGCTTTGAAAGCATTGACCTTCTTAGCGTTGTTGGCAGTCAAGAATTCATCGCTTGGGCCATTAGCGTTGAATGATGTATTGCTAAACAGTTCACGATAATCGCCTACTGTAATGGGGCTAGTTAAGATTGCAATTTGCATGATGTTCCTTAATATGGGCCTGTGTCTGAGAGTGCTGATGTTA